ATAGAAAAAGAAGATAAAAACGCTATTACTCACGAAAATCTAGAATCACACGCAGACAAGTTACCACGTCCAACGGGGTATCGTGTTTTAATATTACCTTTTACCTTATCTTCTGTAACTAAAGGCGGTATACATCTTGCTAAACAAACTGTCGATAAAGAGCGTTTAGCTACTGTAGTTGGCTATGTTGTAGAACTTGGACCGGATGCATACAGTGATCCGCATAAGTTTCCGGAAGGAGCTTGGTGTAAAAAAGGTGATTGGGTTATTTTTGGTCGTTACGCAGGAGCGCGTTTTCAAATAGAAGGTGGCGATATGCGTCTTTTAAATGATGATGAAATCCTAGCGACTATAGATGATCCAGAAGCAATCTTATCGTAAATAATCATGGAGAAAACCATGCAACAAGAAGCAGAAAAAATAGAGTTAGAACTTCCAGAAGAGGAATCTTCTATAGAAGTAGTAGAGGAAGCTGTAGAAGAACAAGTAGCTGAATCTGCGCAAAAGAAGGATGAGTTAGATCAAGTTAGTGAGTCTGTACAAAAACGTATAGATAAACTTACTTATAAAATGAGAGAAGCAGAAAGACAGCGAGATGAAGCTGTTAGTTACGCTTCTAACATAAATAAAGATAACAGTCGTTTAAAAGATAGATTAAAAACTTCTGACACTTCTTTATTTAAAGAATATGATTCAAGGATTAATTCAGATATAGAAAGAGCTAAAATCAATTTGAGAGAAGCTCAAGATTCTGGAGATGGATCTGCAATAGCCGATGCAACAGAAAAACTTTCTAGAGCGAGTGCTGAAGCAGAAAATCTTAGAAGATTATCCGCGCAACAGAAAATTAAACAAGAAAAAGAAGTAGAACAGAAAAGTGAAGAATATAAACCGACATTACAACCGCAACAACAATCAGCTCCGCCAGATCCAAAAGCTGAAGCTTGGGCGTCTAAAAATAGTTGGTTTGGAGAAGATCAAGCTATGACTTTTGCTGCATTCGGAATACATAAAGAATTAGTTGATCAAGGAGTTGATCCTGCATCTGATTCTTACTATAACGAAGTAGATAAACGTATAAAAGATTATTTTCCACAAAAATTTTCTAATGAGCAAGCTGCACCCGTGCAACAGGTTGCCGCCTCCAGCCGAGGGGCTGGTGGTAAAAGAGCGTCACGCAAAGTTAAGCTGACACCGAGTCAAGTAGCAATAGCTAGGAAACTCAACGTGCCACTTGAAGAATATGCAAAGCATATTGAAGGAGTATAAAATGACAGATGAAATTAAAACAAACGTCACTACGGATCGAAACTCGCGATCTGCCGAGACACGAGTCTCTCAAACTCGCAGAACACCTTGGAAACCCCCGTCAATGTTAGACGCACCAGAGGCACCTCCCGGATATAAATTCAGGTGGATACGAGAAGCTGTTAGAGGAAATGATGATAAGTCGAATATGTCAAAACGTATTCGTGAAGGATATGAACCTGTGAGAGCAGAAGATTATCCTGACTTTGAAGCACCGACTATTGACAGTGGATCAAATGCCGGAGTAATAGGGGTTGGAGGTTTAATTCTTGCTAAAGTTCCACTCGAAACTGCCCAAGAGCGTAATGATTACTTTAACGAGCAAACCAGAACGCAAATGGAAGGTGTAGATCAGAACTATATGCGAGAAAGTGACTCTAAGATGCCTTTAAGAGGTGGTGACATCTCTAGATCATCGAAGGTCCAATTTGGTAGTAGGAACAAATCTGACGATTAATAATAACAATGTATAAAGGAGCTAATAATGGCTAATACAGACAAACCTAATGGTTTTACTCCTGCGTATCATATGTACGGTGGTGTTATTCGTCCTGCAAGAATGAGAATAGCTAGTGCAACAAACGCATCAATTTTTAGTGGTGATGTTGTTAATTTATCTAGTGGATATGTCATTCAAGGCACGGCGACTGGTACTCCCGTAGGTGTGTTCTACGGAGTTTATTACACAGCGACAGACGGGACTCCTACGTTTTCTAAAGTATGGACGGCAGATACAGCTACTCAAGGTAGTGCTGACGCCGAAGCTCTCGTATATACCGATCCAGCGATCGTTTACGAAGCTCAATTTACCGCGGGAACTCCTGCTGTAAGTTTTATCGGCAACAAATACACTCTTTCTACAACCGCGGGTTCTACAACCAACGGTAGGTCAAAAGAGGGTGTAACAGCTACTACTTCAAGTGGCGTAGCACTTTGCGTAGGCTTTAACTTAGCACCAAGTAATTCTATTGGCGCATATGCTAGAGCTTACTTTACGTTCCCAACTAACACGTTCGCAGTCTAAATAAAGGAGAGTAGATAATGGCGATAAACAGAGCGCAACTCGTTAAAGAGTTAACTCCGGGTCTCCACGCTCTTTTCGGTTTAGAATACGAGCGTTACAACAATGAGCATGAAGACATTTTTGACACTGAAAGTTCTGAAAGAGCTTTTGAAGAAGAAGTGATGCTCACTGGGTTTGGGGAGGCTCCTGTTAAAGGAGAAGGTGCTGCAGTATCTTACGACACTGCACAGGAATCGTGGACATCTCGTTTCACTCATGAAACTATAGCAATGGCTTTCGCGTTGACAGAAGAAGCAATCGAAGATAACCTCTACGATACGCTTTCCTCTAGATACACAAGAGCTCTTGCGAGATCAATGCAACAAACTAAGCAAGTCAAAGCGGCTAACGTTTTGAACAACGGCTTTAGTTCATCTTATGTTGGCGGTGATGGCAAAGAACTTTTTGCTACTGACCACCCAACTGTAGGTAATATTGATCTAGCTAATGAGCTGTCTACAGCGGCTGACCTCAATGAAACTTCATTGGAGCAGTCATTAATTGATATAGCTGGTTTCAAAGATGAAAGAGGCTTAAAAATTAATGCACAAGCCGTACGGATGATCATCCCACCTGCACTACAATTTGTAGCTGACAGGTTGATGGAAACTCCGGGACGCGTAGGTACTTCAGATAATGATATCAATGCAATTCGCAACATGGGAATGATCTCAGGCGGATACGTTGTTAATCACTATCTAACAGATACTGATGCGTTCTTCATTAAAACTGATGTTCCTAATGGAATGAAACATTTCGTTAGAACGCCTGTATCAACAAACATGGAAGGTGATTTTGAAACCGGAAATGTTCGATACAAAGCCAGAGAACGTTACAGTTTTGGTTGGAGTGACTGGAGAGGGATGTTCGGAAGTCCCGGAGCATAAAGAACCTCAGTAGGGTTTATAACTCAACTACTGATTTAAAGGGGGCTTCGGCTCCCTTTTTCTTTTTTCTTTTCATTTACAGATCTATGTTATAGAATGATCTGAATTCTAGGGTTAATATTAATATCTATCGACTGACCTAGCAGACTCGCCAAGACGATAGAATTGTTAAGGAGACTTAATATGGCAAAATCAACATTTTCAGGTCCAGTTAGATCACTCGCTGGATTTATAGCGGCAGGAAACGCTAACGTAGTTAGTTTAACTGCTGACACAACTTTAACTGTTGCAGCACACGCAGGTAAAATTCTAGTAACTAATGACGCAGATGGTAAATTTACTTTACCTACTATTGTAGCGACTGCTCCGGGACGTGATGACGATCCGAATCAAACTAACAATTTAGGTGCTGTTTTTACATTTGTAGTAGTTACTGCGGCAACTGATATGGATATTTTAACTGATGGCACAGATAAATTTGTAGGCGGTACTTATACTGGTGTAACTGACGCAACAGGTAAAACTTTTATCTCAGGCGCAAGTAACGATGTTATTACCATGAATGGATCAACTAAAGGTGGATTAGCAGGTAGTATTGTAAAATGTACTGCAATCGCTTCCGCTAAATATGCGGTAGAAGGAATAATACTTGGTTCAGGAACATTAGTAACTCCATTTGCTGACGCTTAATATTAGGAGTAATTTATGGCTAGATCAGACGTAAAAGCATCAGTGCCTTTAGCGGCTTCAGGTCAATTACAAGGAACTATTGGCAGTGGAGCAGGATCAGCAACTAATTTAGGAGCTTTACGGATTAAATCCATACAAGCTCAATCAAGTGCTGCAGATGCAACTATAAAAATATATGACGGTACAAGTGCCTCTGGAACTAAACTTTTAGCAGAGTTTAAATTCGG